CTGGAATCTCGTGTCAGAAATCACTGTTGGTTCACCGTCGTATCTCGACAAACAACTGTCAATCCATATGGCATCGTGCATGTGCTGTCTCATCACTTCCGTACCGAAGTGTTGTAACACCCATCTCGGTGTGACTGTCTTGCCAAACTTCTTTGACCAGAACTCGTCGGGCTGTTCCCTCCACTGTCTGCTGTCGTCACCGTTGCCTTCCAGCATCTCGCGATCCCAGTTGAACATGACACTCACGGCATCCTTAAGACTCTTGGCGAATGAATCCCTGCGGAATCCGTGTTTCTCTTCTAGTCTTTTCGAGACGGTATCTTTACCAGAACCTATTAATCCTACTACTCCTATCAGCATAGTATCATTATACTATTTTTTCAGACGTTTTTCAATCTCTTTGATTGCTTCTTTGACAGATTTCAAGATGGAAATCCTCAGGCCTTTCTTGTGCTGTTTCAAGGCCAATATGCTCATGTTCTCTAGATCCTGTACCAGTGTTTCGAGTTCGTCTAGAGTGAGGTCAGAATAATTCTTGTAATTGGATTTTTCCATCAATACTATTTAGATATGATCTGACTGGAATTAACCAATAACAAAACTGTGTGGTGTGCCACCTTCTTGGAAGTTTCCGATCTCTTGGTCAAGTCTCTCCATCTCCGCGTTGCCTTCGTTCTTGAGTGCATCACCGTTCAGTGTTGTTCCACCCTGTGGTCCCGCTATGGTGTTGAACTTGCCTCTGGCCTCGCCCAGCATGACCTTACACACGGCCAAGGTGTAGTCCCTGATCCACGGCTTGGCGTAGATGTCTTTGAATAATGTTATGTCCGGTCTGTAGTTGTCGGTGTGCATCAACACAGTCTCGTTGTCTGCCCTTGGTCTCTGCGTTATGGTCAGTTTCTTAGTTGCCACATCAAAGTGGAACTGAATAAAACTTCCAAACATCTTGCCCACTAGTTCTTGGTAACTTGCGAAGGCGTAGTAGGTTGCTAGTCCTCCTGTGGCACCCGCCCTCAAAAGATAGGTATTGGTGTAGGCCAGGTTGAACGGTTCGAACAAGGTTCCGCCTTCGCCGCCTTCTGTCCTCGACCCCACTGTCCTCCTGTTGAGATTTCTAACGTTGATCACTTCATCTGGAAGTATGTAGGAATTTTGATTCTTCTTTAATTCTAGGAAAGCGTATGATTCTTCAACAGCGTTCGATGATCTCTGTCTGTATCTATTTGTGGCTCTTTCCAGTGCCGTTTGATAGTGTTTTGGGTCCAATTCCACATCGATCATGCCCTCACCGAGGTTGTTCTTCACATAATCAAATATCTGCTGTTGGCCTGTTTGAAGTTCTGACATACTCATATTTATTGCTTTCGACTATACAATAAATATGTATGATATGCCTAGATTGTCGATTTTCAAGCCCGAAAAGGGAAACGATTACAAGTTCTTTGACCGCAACATAAAAGAGATGTTTACGGTGGGAGGAACTGATCTACACTTCCACAAGTACCTGGGCCCATACAACCAAGGCGAAACTAACAAGGACGGTGCCGCAAGTCCTACCCAGCCCAACTACTCGGGCGATAGCCTTAACGAGAGGACCATACAGGATCTGTTGTTCCTAGAGAACAGGGATAGGAAGTACGCGGACGACGTGTACGTTGTCAGGGGTATCTACAACGTGCAAGACGCTGATTTCAACCTTTCACAGTTTGGTATGTTCTTACAGAACGACACACTATTTTTAACAGTTCACCTTAACGACATAGTGGAGAGGATTGGCAGGAAACCCATGGCAGGAGATGTCATAGAATTCCCACACATGAAGGAAGATTACAGCCTAGATGAGAGTATACCTATAGCACTTAAAAGATACTACGTGGTGGAAGATGTCAACAGGGCCGCAGAAGGATTCTCGCAGACATGGTGGCCACACCTGTTAAGATTGAAGATGAAGACACTAGTAGATTCTCAGGAGTTTAAGGATATTATTGGCGATGCAACTACAGAAGGATCTGTTGCGAGTTACATGAGTACTTACAACAGAGAAAAAACGATAAACGATCAAATTCTAGCACAAGCAGAACAGGATGCACCGAAGTCTGGCTTCAATTACAAACAATACTATGTTGCACCAATCGATGAACGTGGAAATATCAGGACCGAAAATGTCAATGACACAGACAGGGTGAGTACAGACAAAACTGTGAACGCTGTGATAGACACACCAGCAAGTTCACACTACGGTTTCTATTTAGACGGTGATGGTGTTGCACCTAACGGTAACCCTGCCGGGTTTGGTATTTCTTTTCCTACTTCTAACATAGATAAAGGAGATTACTTCTTGAGGACAGACTATCTACCCAATAGATTGTTCCGTTTTGACGGTACCAGATGGGTTAAGATTGAAGATTCGGTTAGAATAACTACAACGAATAACGATTCACGTGCCAATTATAAAACAAGTTTTGTGAACAACGCAACAGAATCCACAATCAATGGGTTGACCACAAAACAAAGGCAGTCGTTGACTGAAGCACTAAAACCAAAGGCTGACAATTAATGCTACATTTTTACGAAGGGCAGGTTAGAAAATTCCTTACTCAATTCATCAGGATATTGAGCAATTTCTCTGTGGAAACAGGCAAAGGATCCGATGGCACGGTACAGTTGAGAGCAGTACCTGTTGTTTACGGCGACCCAACAAGACAGGTGGCAAATATAATCAGAAACAATTCAGAGAACGCATTAGCATATGCCCCAAAGATAGCCTGTTATGTGCGGGAATTAAACTATGACAGGGATAGGATGCAGAATCCTTATCACATAGAAAAACAACATCTCAGAGAAAGAGATGTGGGCAGTGATGGTAATTATACCAACCAATTGGGTGCTGGATACACCATAGAGAAAGTGATGCCATCGCCTTTCAGGTTAGAGGTTTCGGCGGACATATGGACAACAAACACCGATCAGAAACTACAGATAATGGAACAGATATTATACCTGTTCAACCCAGACTTCGAGATACAGAAGTCTGACAACTACATAGATTGGACCAGTCTCAGTTATGTGGAACTTACGGGTACAACTTTCAGTTCAAGGACCATACCGGTTGGTGCTGATTCCGAGATCGATGTGGCAACGATGACGTTCAGTATGCCAATATGGTTGTCACCACCTGTGAAGGTCAAGAAACTGGGTGTGGTTCAGAAGATTATTATGAGCATTTACGACGACGATGGTGGCATAGCCAAAGGCCTCATAGACGGAGAACTTGTATCAAGAAGTTATGTGACACCAAACAATTTTGGATTACTGGTTACTGGTAATCAATTAAGGTTATTAGGATCAACCGGAACCAACGTTTCGTCGGGAGGGGATGGATTTCATACAGGTGCCCACGCTCCAACAAACTTAGACCCGTTCGAGACATTCGGTCCGGCAGTGAATTGGAAAGTGCTTTTAGATCAATATGGAAAAGTAACAAATGGTACTTCACAAATCAGATTAAAACAGTTCGACGGTGGAGAGATTGTAGGTACAATATCAACAACCACACTTGACGACACAATACTATTATTCAACATAGATACTGATACTTTGAGGGAAAACAGTTTATCCCCGGTTAAGAAGATAATCAATCCAGCAACATTTAATCCGGGCACACCTGTCAACGGGGATAGGTATCTAGTGATTAACGATGTGGGAGACAGCACAGCATCGTTCCAGAGTGACACATGGGGCACACTGGTGGCCAGGGTGGGAGACATAATAGAATACAACAGCACAACGTCGAAGTGGAATATTGCCTTTGATGCATCAAATCCTGATTCAACACAACATTTTGTGACCAATCTCAACACTGGAATACAGTACAGGTTCAACGGTACAGAGTGGGTCAAATCATACGAAGGTGTTTACACCGCCGGTAATTGGAGCATTGTATTAGACGGACAGTGGGGCGGAGACGATGCGGCACAGCAGGACGCAACCACCCCTTGATAAAACTCACATAAGTTGTTATAATAACGTATGAAAGAAAACATAGTCTGTTCTGGCGCACTGTTCTACAGCACTTCAACGAAAAGGTTCTTGTTCCTACAACGCACCGACAAGAAGACACAGGGCATGTGGGGATTGGTCGGAGGACAGGCCAA